GGTCTGATATTACAAAAATCTTAATTTTGTCTTTCATTTTTACCTACTGCAGAATTTTGTATTATAAAACTCACATCCGTACTTCGCAGTACAAGAGGTTTTGTTTTTTACAAAATTGTTATGTTTAATATTATAAACAGCTTTGTCCAATAGTTTAAGAGAATTCTCAATTTTTTTATTTCCACTCGTCACCCTGAAGATTTCTACTTTGTTTGATTTAGCTGTTCTCTTCAGTAGTGCGAAATGTGTTTCAATATCTTCAGCAGGAATGTTATGTTTTTTACTAAAAAAATGCTTGTAATAAGCTAGCTGATAAGTGGTTATTCTTTCGCTCTTTCTTTTAGTGTCCCAACCCCAAGAACATGTTTTCCAATCAATAACGTGATACTTGCCGTCTTTGGTTTTCAAAATAAGATCTATGAAGCCTTTGTACATTTTATCAGAATTTTCAATCGGCTCGTATAGCTGTTCTTCTGCAGATATTATTTCATATTCACCAAAGTGACTTTTGAGACCAGGTATGATATGAACTAGCAAATCTCTTGCCTGTCCTCTCATATTTTTGATCAAGTCTTTTTTCAGCTCTACTTTATTTTTAGTTAAAGATTGGATCTCTTCTAAAAACTTATTATCAAAACACTCGTTTAAAGACGCTGCATCTAAAGCGACTTCACCCAGTACTGATTTTTCACAGACTTCATGTACAGCTGTACCAAAGGCTGTGTGTTCGTTTCCAAGAAACTTTTTTACTTCGTCTATATAGACAAGCTTGTGCTTATAGGGGCACTCGTCCCATACTTTTACTTCAGAATAAGAAATATGTTTTCTCATTTTTTCCTCTTTTTATAGTCCGTCGTCATATTCAAGATTTTCTAAGTCTTTTTCATTTAATAACAACAATTTTCTATAAATATAAGGACTCAGTTCTTTTAAATAAAGCCTATTTCCTAAATAATATTCTTCAAAAGAAGATCCAAAGTATTCTCTTAGTGAAGTTATTGCGTATGGGCCAGTGAACAAGTCAACAGCCAGCACCCTAAGAGCGTCGTAGCCGACTTCTTTATATAAGAAATTATCAAAATCAGTGTCATACTCAATTTTAAAAAAATCTAATCCGGATAGATCATATTCTTGAGAGGATAAAATCTTTTTAAGCTTTGACCTCTTTAACAAAAATTCATTCTTTATTTCTTCGTCTGAATATAACATCTGTCCATATTTCTCTTCTACCGCGTGACTAATTTCATGCACGATGTCGTCTATTAGGTCTTCGCTATCATCTTGTATATTAGACACATATATTGCGCTATCCAGATACATTGCGTTGATTTCTCTTTCTTTTAAGAAATGAAATTCTCCTATATAGACTACATCTATCAGATTTAAGAAATAATCCGGCAACAAGTTTGTTATTTCAGAAAAAACAGAAGGCACATTAATATTTTCAGATATAGGTGTCTGCACAAATATGTGAAACGGGCCGACTTGATATTCTGGAAGAGACCTGTTTTTATTTTTCACATAGTTTGCAGCTTTTTCGGGTTTCATCTTTCTCTTCCATTAATTTTTTACCCGCGTGAGTATCGTCTAACCCCTGTTGGTAACCTCTAATCCAATTTTCTTCAGCTAGTACCATAACTAATTCTGGAAAATCTTCTGCTAAAACATCTATTGCCATCTCTACTGTAACATTGTTGTCTTTCGGGTTTAATTTGTTTCCAACGTATTGCACAAACATATTTTTTAAATCGTTATTCGATTCAACAGTTTGTTTGAGATCAGGATTCTCATCATGTGTGTCTGATTGTTCCATATGATCACTCACCATTCTTAATATTTTGTACTTCGGTTCGAACAGACTGAGCTAAGCTTTTAATTTCTTGCATTGCTTTTCTAATTCTTGTGCCAGCTGCTTTGTTGCCATTAGCAAACTTTTCTACGTCTGCATGTGCTTCAGTAAGCACCTCTTGAATTTTTTCAATATTCTTCATAATTGTTTCCTTTACAATATCTTAGAAGCTAGTGTAGCTACTTTTGATCTTTCGCCTTTTAAAAGGGTTACATGTCCTGAC